GCGCGACGAAGCGCTCGCGGTAGCGCAGCGGCTGCGCGCGAACTGCGCGGCGCTCGAGGGCCGTATCGACGACCTGACGCTCGGGCCGCCGGGCGCCGCCGCCCCGCTGTTCGTCACGCTCGGCCGCAACGCGCCGCCGCGGCGCCACTCGTCGATCGAGAACGCGCAGCGCCGCGGCGTGGCACTCGTGCGCAGCGAACGCGAATCCGAGGTGCTGGTGCTCGAGCCGGTCGGCCGGATCGTGCGCGGCACCGAGTGGCGCCCGCGGTAACCCCCTGCATCCCCGTCGCGCGCGATTCCCCGATGCCTCGCGCGGCGGCTTGATGGGCGGCCTTCGGGCCGCCCTCTTTTTTCCCTTTCGAGATCCCTATGAGCCATTTTTCCGTGTTGGTGATCGGCGAGAACGTCGAGCAACAGTTGGCCCCGTATCACGAGTTTGAATGCACCGGCACCGACGACCAATTCGTACAGGATGTCGATATTACGGATACGGCACGTGCCGAGTTCGAGAACCAGACGGAGACGCGCCTGAAGGCGCCGGACGGCACGTTGCATAGCTTCTTCGATCACCAAGGCAATTGGAAACCGGAGTTTTCGAAGCCAGACCCCGACGCGCCACGCTTCGCCTCAAATCGTCGCGTCCGCTTCGTTCCAAATGGATTCGAGGTGGTCGAGGTTCCGGCAGCGCAAGTACGCACGTTTGCAGACTGGGTCAGCGGTTGGCACGGGATAGAAGTTGTGCCGTTCGGTGAGGAACCCGACAAGAATGGCGACCACAAGTACGGTTACATCATCGTCGATGAAGCCGGCGAAGTCGTGAAGGCCGTCGATCGCACTAATCCCAACAGGCAATGGGACTGGTGGGAGTGCGGCGGCCGCTGGTCCGGATTCCTGAAGCTAAAGCCGGGAGCGAGTGGCGAGTTGGGCCGGCGCGGTTTGATGGGTTCGTGCGCGGACGACGGTCCAGGGCGCGCCGATATTGCGCGCAAGGGTGACATCGATTTCGAGGGTATGCGCAATGAAGCCGGCGTCCAGGCCGCCGAGCGCTGGGATAAGGTGGAGCAGGCCACCGGGGGGCTGCTGTGGACCAGTTGGGAATTGGTGCGTGAGGCCCACAAAGGCGACATCGACACGGCGCGCAATGTATATCACGCCCAAAGCGCAAGAGTGGCCGCGTGCAAGGGCCTGGGTGACCCGTGGGGCGGAGTCGACGAGTACCTGACGCCGCGCGACCAGTATATCCAGCAGGCCCGTGACAGCTCCACGGTGACGTATGCGCTCGTGAAGGATAGCCAGTGGGCCGCTCGCGGCGAGATGGGCTGGTTCGGCGTGTCCAGAGACAAGGTCGACACGGACGATTGGAATCGCAAGTTCAACGAGTTGATCGATTCTCTTCCGGACGACACCCTACTCACCATCGTCGATTGCCATATCTGACTCGCTTTCTCCGCGTCTCTACCGGCGCCCTTACGGACCGCTCCTATGCCTATCTCATCAGATTCGGCGGCCGCCGCGCGCGCCGAGCTCGACGCCGTCGCCCCGCTCGTCAATGCGTGGCTGATCGAGCGCGGCAACACCATGGACGGCGCGAGCTACGTCGCCGCTCTACAACTGGCTGCCCACGTCGCGCGCAGCATCACGACCACGCCGGCCAATCGCGCCGCGGCCGCCGCACGCGACACCCTCGAAGCGCTCGGCTACACCTACCTGGACGGCGCCATGCACTGGAAGCCGCCGCGTGGGCGGCGCCCGGCATGGCTGGACGACGACGCGCCGCCGCGCCGCTATCCGGCGAAGCTGACGCCCGAACTGCAGCACGTGCTCGGCCGGCCGAATTCCTGGTGCGCGCAATACGCGCGCGTGATGCGCGCGTGTGATGCGCGCCGCCGGCGTCGAGATCGAATGCCGGGCCGAGACCGAGCAGGCCTACGTGCTGCACTGGCTCGTCAAGCTCGTGCTGGATCACGGCGAGAACTGGGCAATCGCGGCCGGCGCCCAGATCGGCGACATGCAGGCGATCGCGCGCGGCGCACCCTCGACGAACGGCGCCGATTCCTGAGCATTGCCTTGTCGTTCCCACCACCTCAGGCGCGCCATATAGCGCACCACCACTATCCCACGAGCACATCATGAGAGAACTTGAACAGGCGGTCTCAAACGCATTTTCGAACATCGTCGCATCCGGCGCGATCGAGCGCGCGATCGAGGAAAAGCTCACCACGACCATCACGTCGATCATCGACGATTCGCTGCGCAGCTACTCGGACTTCGGCAAGCAACTGGGTGAGCAGGTGAAAACCGCCCTGCAGGTCGATCTGTCTCGGATCGGCCTTCCCAGCTACAACGACTTCATCATGAAGGTCGTGCGCGCCAAAGTCTCCGCGCTCACTCAAAGCGCGATCGCGCAGCAGGTCGAAAAGCAGCTCGAAGCCCTGCTCGAACCAGCGCCGGCAGAAATCACCCTCTCAGCTCTTGTCGATCAGTTCATCAAGGGCAATGACGATCGTTACGGTTGCTCATGCGATGCCCCGGACCGCATCACACTGCACGTCCAAGACACCGACTACGGGTCGAATTGGATCGCCCTCGACAAGGATGATGACAAGTCGGAGTACGAGTGCGAGATCCGGTTCGGCGTATCCAAAGACACCGGCCGCATGTTTGGCTTGACGCTTCGTCAGCAAAAAGTCCAGGAGACTTTATTCCTCGATCCCTATGGATTCGAGCGCTCCATCCTTCAGATGCATCTCGCTGGCACGAAGGTGATCATCGATCGCAAAGCCTACGAAATCGACACCTATTATCCGGGGCGCGGCGGCTGACGCTGCCCCCGGCAGCCCTCTGCCTCACCGTCGCGCGCAACCCGTAACGATGCCGCGTGGCGCTTTCGAAGGGCGGCCAGTTCGGCGCCCGCTTTTTCCATCCCCCGTCGATTCTCATCACTGCACCCCGCTCACCCGGCGGGCGCAGCGGCGAGCACCGCCCGCTGATCCTCGAAACGATCTGAGGACACCATGACGAACAACACCACCGCACCCGCGCTGACGGACGAGCAGATCGATGCGATTTACGATGCCGTCCCGTGGCAAGACCTGAACGTCAACTCGCTTGACCACGCGAAGATTCTGCGTCGTCGCTTCGCCCGCGCACTTCTCACCTCCCCGCGAGCAGCAGTGCCAGCAACCGATCCGTGGCTAATTTCCGGGTCGTTGCTGTACCGCCTCACTGATGAACGGCGGCCGACAAATCGCGACGAGATCAGCGTAACGATGGCCGATGGATCTCGCGAATCGGTTGCTCGCGAAGCGCGCGCGCGCCAACTGCTCGCCCTGCTCGACGCCGCTCCCGCCGCCCCGGTCGACGAATACGACGGCAACCACGTACAGAACCACTGCACCGAGTGCAACGAGCATGAAGCCGAATGCTCGTGCGCTCAGGCTGTCGCCGCCCCGGTCGCCGAGATACCGGAAGGCTGCACGCCAGCGGATGCCAAAATGCTGCGTGCGGCGAATCACGAGCTTGCTGCCGAAAACGACCGCTTGCGGCACGCATTGGGGCCGTTCGCGCGCCTCGTGTCTACTGATCGATTGTCGTGGGCGATGGTCGAATATCAAATCAAAGACGATCCGGAAAAACAGACATTCCGACATCCGCATATGCAGCGTGCGTTCAATCGTGTTGCCGACCTTCTGAGTGAGGATCTTTGTTGCGTGTGCGAGGATCTTGAAGCGGAGTGCAATTGCGGCGCCGCTCAGGCTGTCGCCGCTGATCGGGCGCAACTGACGGATAGCGAAATTCTGGCTAAGGCCAAGGATCGCGTTTATTCGCGGCCTTTCGCCGAGGTCGAGTACTACGATTTCAACGAGAAAGAACTCATCTCTTTCGCACGCGATCTTCTCGGCGGCCGCGCAGCAGTATCGCCGGCCACGTCCGACGAGCGAGCGGCGAGGCTTGACGACGCCGACATCGACGCGATCGCCGAATCGATGCCGGGCGGCCTCGGCAGCTTCATGAAGCAATGGGGCTGGCGGCAGTTCGCCCGCGCCGTGGAAGACGAGGTTGTGCTCAACGTTGCGCGCGCATCGCAGGGCGCCGCACCGGCCGAGGCGCGCGAGCCGGATGCGTACATGACGCTCGATTGCGTCAGCCTGAAACCGGCGAGCGTCTACCTCAATCGCGAGGACGTCGCGGACATGAGGCCCGATCACGTCGTGCCGCTCTATCGCGGCGGCGCCCCTGCTGATGCGGGAGAGGCGGTGGGTGTCGCCGACAGCATGCCGGGCACTAGCGGCTTCACGATGGCGTGCTTCGAGGCGGCGAAGGTTCCCATTGGCACGAAGCTGTACGCCGCCGCTAATGCGGGGGAGGCGGTGTCTTCGTTCATCAGAGACGTGGCCTCGCAAAAGCCGGTTTGGGGCAGTTCGTGCGGTCAATGCGAAAGCAATCGCAACCGTGCGCAAGACCTGCTCAAAGCTGCTCAGGTCGCGCAGGGTGGGAAGGGAGGCGAAGCGTGAATCTCCGTATCCTCAAGAAGCTTTCGAAACGCGCCGCGCCGCTGCTTGAGGCACTCGGCGACAACCGCGATCACTTCCGCGCCGAGAAGGGCGATAGCTATACGAGCGCCTACGTCGGCGAGCGCAAGCACTGGGAGCGGATGACGGTCTATCACGGCGGCGCTGCGATGCGTGGTCATGTCAAGTTCAAGGTAAAGCGCGGCGAACGCTGGATCGTGATGTGGCCGCCATATCATCCCCTGAAGGGCACTCCGATGGTGGGCCAGATGGAGGGCTACTACGAGCCGGAATGGGAGGAGCAAACGGCGTGGGAGGCCCTTCGGCGAGCCGTATCGAACCATTTCACCGACTGGGATGAAGACGGCCCCGTTTGGAAGGGGCCGAAGTTTGACGGTCCGGGTGATGTGTTGCGCGCAGCTCGGGCAATCGCGGGAGACACCCGATGAGCGACAAGCTGAGCGACGCACTCGCGAAATACAACTCGATGATGGACCATCTTGGCGGCTGCTCCGATGGCGGATGCGTGATCAAGCGGCCCGCTGGCATGCACACGAACGGCGGCTGTCGCTGCCCGAAGGACGCGATGAAAATGCAGCGCGCGATGTACGTCGCAAACCGCCTGCGCGATGCGGTATCGGCTTTTCTCGCCGCCTCGCCTGCGTCGGCTATCCCTATCGTAGATAGGGAGGCGATCATCGAGCAGTGCGCGCAAGTGTGCGAAATGGAGCGGGCCGCTTTTCGGGCGAATGAGGCAGTCTGGAATGCCAATCCGGCCATGAGGCCTGACGACGAATACATCGCCGATTGGGAGTCTTCTGCTTGTCGTGGCGAGGAATATGCCACACGCATTCGCTCACTCAAGGCTGCGCCGGCTATCTCGGAAAGCGAGGATACCAAGCGGCTCGACTGGCTGACCGATCGACTCGAAGACGCAATCATCGACGGTGCTGACCCGGAGAAGTTTCTGCCAGACGACGTGGGCGATGGTAACGAAGAAGGCGCGGCCGCATGCCGACGCGCGTGGAGACTGGCTATCGACGCCGCACGCAAGGGAGAGAAATCATGAAAGAGCGACCGATTCTTTTCTCGGCGCCGATGGTGCGCGCCACTCTCGACGGGCGTAAGACTCAGACGCGGCGCGTGGTCAAACATCAACCGCCCGACGACGTAGCGCCGATCACTGTGGCCCGCTATCACCCGACGATCATCGATCGCCACGGCGACGAAGCGCCCGGCGACGAGGTATTCGGCGCGTATAGCGAAGATGGTGTATGGGGCTGCAAATGCCCTTATGGCGAGCCTGGTGACCGGCTGTGGGTGCGCGAAACGTGGAGCGCCGATTTCGCCCGACACTACCCGTGCGAGCGGGTCTGGTATGCAGCTGACGATGACCGGCGTCACGACATCGAAGTTCGCGAGGGCGTGCGCGGGATATTCAGCCCGGAGAGCAACCTGCACGTTCCCTTCCGCTGGCGGCCGTCGATCCACATGCCCCGCGCTCTCTCGCGCATCACGCTCGAAATCACCGGCGTGCGCGTCGAGCGGTTGCGGGCCATCAGCGAATCTGACGCGATCGCTGAAGGCGTGGAGCAGATCGCAACAACCAGTTGCGACAACGCCGTATGGATGGACTACGCGTTTCCCCTTAGCGGGAAAGGCTTTCTGTCGCCTGGTTACGCATTCAAGACGCTATGGGAAAGCATCAACGGCGCCGGCTCATGGGACGCCAACCCCTGGATCTGGGTCATCGAGTTCAAGCGCGTCGAGGGAGAGAAATCGTGAACGACAAGGAACTGTTGGAACTGGCGGCGAAGGCGGCGGGAATCATTGTCGATGGATTCGAAGATGCTCCATGGCTTGAGATCCGCTACGGATATACCTGTGCGATTTCGTGTCCTTCAGGCTACTGGAATCCGCTGGAGGACGACGGCGACGCGCTGCGGCTGGCGGTGAAGCTGCGACTCGACATCATGCCCGGCCACAATTTTCAAGAGGCGTCCAACCGTGACGACACAGCGGCAAGTCAAGAGCCAGACGGCGACGATCCATGCGCAGCCCTTCGCCGCGCCATCACCCGCGCCGCCGCCGAGATCGCCCGCACTACTGATACCGGAGGGGAAGCGTGAACGCACCTCTCATCTCATCGCAGCGTCACCTCGACCTCGCACTCGTAGCCAAGAAAGCCGCGCGCTTCGCTGTATTCGCCGTTCACGTTGCCGACGTGACCTTGCGCGGCAAGCCATATCGGATCGTGATCGACGGACATCACAACCTCGCCGCCGCGAAAATTGCAGGCGCGGAGCCGACTTGGCGCGCGCCTGCGGCTAAATGGCGACGCATTGAGAAATCAATGTCGCCGGCTCAGTTCGAGCGGTTCCTCATCAACAACCTGACCGACTCGGAATACTACTTCGTGGATACAGGCGAAGTCGTTCAGGAACTGCTCGGCGTCGAGCCGGCGCGCACCACCACGGAGGACGGGAATGGCCGCATCTGACTATCGAAGCTGTGACGTGTGCGGCGGCAAAGCGTTCTACGACGCACACCTCGACTACCAGTTTGCCGGAGACACGGATTTTAGCGGCGAGAAGATAACTGTCGATGATTGCGCACGAGTGGCTGGCGAACCTCAGCCGTGGGGGTACAAGCTTCAGTATCTCGGCGACTGGGCCGTGATCTGCAACGAGTGCTCAAAAACGCATCAGACGAAGATTGTGTTGATTGCTACGGAGGACGGGAAGTGAGCGAAATTGAAATGGAAGTCAGGCGCATGAAGCGGGAGGCAGCATGAAAGATATTCCTCGATTGCCCTTGCCGTGGGCCTACGTCGATCCCGCATTCCGCGCTTGCCTCGACGGCGTGCTTGAAACGCCCGAGTTCATCGAGAACTACAATCGCCTTTACGGAGCGTCGATCGGGAAGCTTACCATCATCGAATCCGAGATGAAGGCGTTCGTCGAACAGCGCGGCCAAGAGCGGCGCGCCCGCTCCACCGCGGACACCAGCGACGCCGGCCGGCAGCGTCCTCTCGACGATCCTGAGCCCGACGCTATCCCGCTCGAAGCCGATCCGTCTCCGGTCATCCGTATCGACTGAGCCATTCGTCTGAGAATCGCCTCGCGTATTTGACGGCCTCGTCTTCGGTGCCGAAGGTCCCAAGCGCGCGGAACGCTGCCTCCCTGCTGTAGGCCCCGCTTCGTCACCTCCACCTGCGCTGCGAACCGTCCGTCCTCGGTCGGCTTCGGCGCACAGTTCATCTCGTACTCGCGCATCAGGAAAGCGGTCTGCATCTGGTGCCCCACTCGAATCATTTCGAAGGAATCCTCACATGTCGAACTTGCCCCTCCGTGGTGCCACCAGCGCCGCGCGGCCGGCCGCCCTCGGCCACCAGAAACCGCGCATGCGGCGCGCGCCGGTCGTGAACCCATTTCTCGTGGCCGCCGGCCTGGTGCGCGCGCCGGCCGGCACGCCCGGCCGCGTCTTCAAGCAGCCGATGAACCCCGACGACGAGGTGCCGGCGTGAGCGAGAACAGCAAGATCGAATGGACGGACCACACCTTTAATCCGTGGGTCGGCTGCACCAAGGTCTCGCCGGGCTGCGACAACTGCTACGCCGAAGCGATGATGGACACGCGCCTGCGCCGCGTGACGTGGGGCGCCGGCCAACTGCGCTCGCGCACGTCGGCTGCAAACTGGCGCGAGCCGGTGCGATGGAACGCGCAGCACCAGCAGTTCTTTGCCGTCCACGGCCGGCGACAGCGCGTCTTCTGCGCGTCGCTCGCCGACGTGTTCGACAACGCCGTGCCGGCGATCTGGCGCCGCGACCTCGGCGCTCTGATCGAATCCACGCCGAACCTGGACTGGCTGCTGCTCACGAAGCGGATCGGCAATGCGGCCGCGATGCTGGTCGACATGTTCCCGGGCGGCATGCCGGATCACGTCTGGCTCGGCGCGACCGTTGTGAATCAGAACGAGGCCGACCGCGACGTCCCGAAGTTGCTGGCGACGCCGGCGCGCGTCCGTTTCCTGTCGATCGAACCGATGCTCGGGCCGATCGATCTCAACCAGGCGCTCCCGCCGTTTCATTGTGACACCTGCGACGCCGACTATGGCGCGCTGTCGGCCCACACATCCGGAACGCCGATTGGCATCGACTGGGTCATCGCCGGAGGCGAAAGCGGCCACCGCGCGCGGCCCGCCCATCCCGACTGGTTCCGCTCGTTGCGCGACCAGTGTGCGGCTGCGGGCGTGCCGTTCATGTTCAAGCAGTGGGGAGAGTACCTGCCATGGACGCACTTTCATGGCGCGTGCATCGACGATCGTCCTGAACAAACTCGCTTCCAAACCATGGAATGGACCGGTGACCAGTGGGGCGATGTCGGCTACCCGCTGGCCGCCGACTCTGCTGACGGCGACATCGACGGCCTGCAGTGCGTCGGCGGCGTCGGCAAGCGCGCCGCCGGCCGGCTGCTCGACGGCGTCGAGCACAACGGATTTCCCGAGGTTTCCCGATGAAAGCCAAGTTCAAGATCGAGCGTCCGGACAACATTCCGATGACGCTCACCCTCACGATGACCGGCGGTCAGTGGAAGAAGCTGCGCGAGCAACTCGCGAGCACGTATCCGTCGTGGAAGCTGGCAAGCACGATCGATGCGATGGTTGGCCAGGCGTCGGCCGTGTTCGAGGATACGAAGGAGCTCGATCTATGAAGCAGCGCTCGATCGTGTTCACGTCCTTAGAGGTCGTCGCGACGCTGCGCCGCGACAAGACGCAGATGCGCCTCGCCATCAAGCTTCCGCACCACAACCCGCTCGGCGAATGGGAGCCGACAACGATCGGCGGTCCGAATGGCGGCTGCACCGCCTCCGGCGAGACGGTGCCCGTGCAGGGCGCCATCTGGCACACGCGAACCGGCGACAGCCTGATATGTCCGCTCGGCCAGCCGGGCGATCGGCTCTGGGCGCGCGAGGCGTTCCGCTTCACGGCCGAGTTCGACGGCGACAGCCCGGCGCGTGTCGCCGAGCGATGCCTCGACGCCGGCTATCGGGAGCCGTGGGCACCGATCCGCTACGAGGCCGACGGAGCAAAGCGCCACTGGGAGTTCACCGGTGCGCCGCCCGGGCGCCTGCGGTCAGCGCGACACATGCCGATCTGGGCCTCGCGGCTCTCGCTTCACGTCGTCGGCATCCGCATCGAGCGCCTGCAGTCTATCAGCGAGGCCGACGCGCGCGCCGAGGCGGCGCCGCTCGAAGAACACCACACGCGCGGCTACTGCGCCGGCGAGAGCCGGCCGCCTAGTATCCGCGCGTTCCGCGATGCCTGGGACCGGGGGCACGCCGCACGCGGCTACGCGTGGGATGCGAATCCGTGGGTCTGGGTGATTTCGTTTCGACTGGCCGCAAGCGCGGCCGCAGGAGAGTGAACATGGCAAGTCATGCCACCTTCGAAATTTCCGCTGTCAGCTATGAAGGGCTCAGCGTCAAAACCGGCTCGGGAGAACCAGGGCGCCTAGCCGTGATCGATGCGCACGGCAACGTGGTGGATGCTAGCCCAGAGGTCGCACGAGCAGCATTCGATGCCGCAGTACGCTCGTACCGCAATTTCCTCATGGGAACCGGGCATCTGCGCGTGCTCGCGCACCCGGCCGATCGCAAATCCTAACCCCCTCCGCCTTGCTTCTTGTCTTCGATTGATGCTCCGCCAACGCCGCGCGCTCGGCAGCCGGGCCTGCGCCGAATCGTATATTTTTAACATCCTACGGGCAGCCGAAACTGACAAATCCTACTTTTGGCGCATAAGGCTCGGAAT